TATACACGTATATATGATACACAACAAGAGGATATTACATCTATATTATGATGCATGGATATGATACATATGAAAAAAGGGTGGTGTTGTGGAAGCTTCAACGCCGAGTGTGTCAGAAAAATTTTTTTACAAAAAAAGGAGTTAAAAATTTTTTATGGAAAATTATGAAGGTAAATTAATAGTAGTAGAAGGAATAGATGGAGCGGGTAAGAGTACACAAATAGGGCTTGTTAAAAAATGGTTAGAATGTGTACAGAATAATAAGGTAGTGTTAACTAGTTGGAATTCTAGTGAAAGAATAAGTAAAGTAATTAAAAAAATGAAGAGAGAAAGGGAATTAACACCGATAGTGTACAGTATGTTACATGCTGCGGATTTTATGAATAGATTAGAGAAAATAATTTATCCAGAGTTAAAGAAGGGGAGTATAGTATTATGCGACAGATATATTTATACAGGATTAGCGAGGGATGCAGCAAGGGATGTTCCAGCTAATTTAATAGTTGAGATGTATAAAAGAGCAATAGAGCCTGATTTAGTATTTTATTTTGATATAGATGTAGAAATATCGTTAGAAAGAATATTAATGGAGAGAGAACCTAAGTATTATGAAGCGGGAATGGATCTACAATTAACGGATGATTTACATGAAAGTTATAAATTATTCCAGGGAATGGTAATGAAGACTTATAAAGATTTAAGTAAAGTATATAATTTCATAGAAATAGACGGAAGGGAGACAGTAGAGAGGCAGCAGAAGATATTAAGAGAAACGATAAGGAATATAATTAATGTATGATGTAATAAAAGAGGCATATAGGTTGGGGTATGCGATAGTATACCTAAATGATAATATGCAGGAGTTAAGGGAGAAATATTTAACTGATTTAAGTTATAATTTTTTTATGATAGTTCCACCAGTGAGGGAATTTATTAGTGAGATAAGCGATGAGGAACTTATACAAAGGGATGGGTTATGCCCTAATTTCATGGGAAGGAGATTTACGATGAGTAAATTAAGTGAGTTAGGAAAGCCAGAGAGAGTATTAATAGATCCATTAGTGAAGATACCAGATAGAATTGATAATGAATATTGTCGATTCAGGTATGCGGTAATGAGAGGAATATGTAAGGGAGAATTAATCAAGGTATTAATGAATAATAGAGAAATAGTGAGAATGGAGCAGATATTCAGATTATGCAAGAAAGTTAGTAGTGAACAGGTGAAAAATTATCAATTATGGAACGATGTTGATTTAGTGAAGGAAGTCGAGTACAGAGCTGCTGAAATACAGATTAGATGCTTACAGACATTAGCGAAGTCAGATAGTGGAGCTGATGCGAGATTTGTATATATGGCATTAGCGAGTGAGAGTGAGAAAAAATCATTAGTTAGTAAAGGAGGGGATGATGACATGCAGGCAGGAAGTATTAATAATACGCAAGAGATATATAACGCTGATGATTTAAAAGAATTAAATGATAGATTGAACAGGATGGGTAATAATGGCAGATAAGAGCGTAGAAGAATTAAAAGAAGAAATAGAGGAAATAATGTCAACTCCAGAGGGGAGGATGAGATTAGGAACTTTGTTGAGGGCTAATTTTAGGCAATATGTAACAGTTATATTTCTTTTTTGTTTTGATGCTAAATATATATTTCAGCCGTTTCATGAAGAGATAATAAGGGCATTACAGGGTATAGCAGATTGTGAGAACAAGAAAAGAAATTTAATGCTTAATTTGCCATTTGGAGCAGGGAAGAGTATATTATTCGAGTTATTTATAACATGGACATTTGCTAGGAATAAGAATATAAATTACTGTTATGTATCGCATTCTTTGAAGCTCATTACTAATTTATCGAAAGAAACGAGGGATATAATACAGAGTAATTTATATTATAAATTATTTAATTTAAAATTAAAACAGAACGACAAGAGTAAGATTAATTATTCATTTGAGGGAGCTAATAAAAGAAGTGGATTAATGGCTGGGACTCTTTCTTCTGGTATAACAGGTGCTGATGCAGGGAATCCTAATGTGAGGGGATATCCTGGAGCATTAATAATAGATGATGCTGCTGATGCAGAAAGTGTTAAATCCCAAACAGAGAGAGCCAATGTAATATACATATATACTACTAAGTTGAAGACGAGGAGAAGGGGTTGTAAGATACCGACTTTAATGATAGCGCAACGATTACATAAGGAGGATTTATGTTCTTATGTAGAAGAACACGAAAAAGACGAATTCGATATAATTAAAATTAAAGCTCTTGATGATAACGATAGAAGTTATTGGCAAGAAAGATATCCTGCCCAGGATTTTATTAAGATGAGAGATAATCCAACTACTTATTCAATGTTTATGGCACAATGTCAACAAGAGCCGGTAGAAAGCGAAAACCAGGTTATCAATGTAGGATGGTTTGGTTCTTATGAGTTTTCTAATTTAAGTAATATTAAATTTAAAAGAACATTTATAATAGCAGATACAGCTATGAAGGTCAAGGAGGCTAACGATTTTAGTGTATTTTTAGTATGCGGATTATCTATTGATGGTCGTTTATATATATTAGATATGATAAGAGGGAAATGGGAAAGTCCTGATTTATTAAAAGAAGCTAAAAAGGTGTATAGTAAGTGGAATACAGCCTTTAATTACAGAAGGTTAGGGGGTATGTATATAGAAGATAAGGCGAGTGGTATTGGGTTAATACAACAGATGAAACAAATAGGATTGCCAATTACTGCTATTAATACTAAAAGAAAAGATAAATTAGAGAGATTGGAAGATATATTGCCTTATATATATGATGGTAAGGTTTATTTGCCAAGTGATAGACCTTTCAGTAAGGAAATAATAAGAGAATGTATGGAATTTCAACGTGATTTAAAACATAAACATGATGATATAGTCGATACGCTCGTATATAGTTGTATGGTGGCTTTTACTGGTGCTGCCAGTAGTATTTTCAATGGTATGTGTGGTTAACAGAAAGGAGAATATAATGTATAAAAACAAATTAGATAAACAATTAGAGGATTTAGATTATCATTATAATCAGTTTAAGAAAACAGGACATTTGTATCATTTAATGGGTATATTTAGAATGTACGAGTGGCTTAAGCAATGGTTTAGTTTATCTAATGATGACATGATAGATTTGAGAATAGAATTGGCTAATTACTTTGATGAGTATGGATCATTGAGTTTAATTAAACAATTGGAAAAATCTTTATTGAATATTAAGGATTCAAATTGGGAAATTGAAATTATTAATAATTTGATTAATAATTTGAAATATGGTAAAATGAAGAAAAATGTAATTATATAAGGAATTAGAAATGACAGCAGTACCTACGAAAATACATGGTAGAAGCCTGTAATGCTGGAGGTCAAACTGTAGCTTTTTCAACTAATGGTGGAGGTTGCGGGTTATTAGGATGTATAGAAATGTAGAATGAATAAAAAAGAGAAAAATAATGAGTAAAACCAAAAAGAAGCCTAAAGCTAAACCAATTGTGAAACCACAACCAGTTAGTAAACCTAAGAAAAAATGAATAGATATAACAATAATAAAAAAAGAATAATGTATAAAAGGAAATATAAATGGTAAATCCTTTATTAAACGATCTGCCTGAATTGACACAATTACTTCTTTTGTCAGATGGAGTAGGCGGTTCTGCTGCGCCATCTAATGGATTGAACCAGTTGTTTTATAATAACAGATATACTATTTTAGGTAATTACAGACAAGCTATCTCTGCTGTATATATGACTAATGGTTTAGTTCAGAAGTTTATCGATATGCCTGTTGACGATGGATTTAGATATGGATTTAAGGTTAAATCAAGACAATTAGGAGAAAAAAGAATAAGAGATTTACTACAATATTGCGATGAGACAGATGTGGTTAATAAGATTTCTACTGCTAAGAAATGGGGGAGATTATATGGTGGTGGAGGGATTGTTATTAATTGCAATGGTGAAACTAGTAGTCCTTTTAATATTGAGCAAGTGAAAAAAAATAGTTTATTGGAGTTTATACCCGCTGATTTGTGGGAATTAGCTAAACATGATGAAAATAAACCGGATTTATGGGGACATGATCCAATAGAAATCCCTTATAGTTATTATGATAAACCGCTACACAAGACAAGAGTTTTGAAGATCAAAGGGAAAGAACCTACTTCCTGGGATAGACCACGTTTGAGAAACTGGGGTATGTCTGAACTGGAACGTATACTGCCTGAACTAAATAGCCATATGCGGGCTATAGATTTAATATTTGAATTGTTAAGACAGTATAAAATAGATGTATGGAAAATTAAGGACTATAACATGAATTTATCTCCTGGCGGAGATACTGCTATAGTTGCTAAAAGATTACAAGAGGCTAATAGGACTAAAGACTATTTACATGCCATTGTTATGGATACAGAAGACGGGTTTGAACAAAGGAAAATTAGTCTTAGTGGTTTGGCTGAAATACTGAATGAAATAAGAAAGGGTTTGGCTTGTGTTCTTAATATACCAATGACTAAGCTTTTTGGTATTTCTGCTTCTGGCTTTAATGCAGGAGATGACGATTTAGAAAATTATAATTGCATGATAGAACATGAAATAAGAGCGAAAAGTAAATATATTATTATAGATATTTTACAGATTATATCTAAGCAAATGTTTGGGATAGTAGTTAAAGATTTTGAAATTGAATGGAAACCCCTTAGGATATTAACTGCTGAACAGGAAGAGAATGTGAAAAATAGTCAGTTAAACAGGATTATGATTGCTTTTAACGGAGGATTAATGGATAGCAAGGAAGCTATATTAGCTGCCAATATGAATAATCTTTTAGGTATAGAAATTTCTGAAAAAGATGTTGATGTTATGGGCTTGCAGCAAGATGAGAATAATGTTAATATAAATAAGACGGGTGAAAAAAAAGTACATCCTAAGATGAGCGTAGAAGAATATTATAAACGTGGATATGGGGGAAGTAGTTCTAAAGTCAGTAGTCCTAAACCCAAAGGAGCGCAATAATGTGGGATAAACATAATATGCCACTAGCTACAAAAGATAAAAATTGGAATAAGTCTCAAAAAAAGACTTTTATTGAAATAGCTAATTCAACTCTTATTAATAGTGATAATGAAATTGAAGCTATTACTGCTGGGATTAATGCTGTTGAAAAATTAGAAAATGCAACACAGGAAACTACTGCTGAATTCAAAAGAGTTCCTTTTATAGAACCTGGTGTTGTTAGATATGGCGATAGAGTATTTTTTGTCAAAAAACAGACTCTTGATACTATTGTTAATAGTATGAGAGGGAAACCTATAACGATAGAACATCCTGGAAATGTCGATGCTGAAAAAACGCATGGTTATGTACATAGTGTATTGTATAATAATGAAGATGGACAATATTATGCAGAATTTTTAATACATACTAAAGAAGGCAAGGAAGCGTCTAAGGAATTAAAATTTGGATCTTGTGTTTATAATCCTGTTTTCACAGGAAAAGGTGGTGTACATAATGGACAGCCTTATGATGATGAAATAATTGGTGGCAGTATGACTAGTTTAGCTTTAACAGCTAGTCCAAGATATGAAAATGCTAAAATATTAAATAATTCAATAAAGGAGAATAGTATGACAGCAGAAGAAAAAACCGGATGGGAAAAATGCTTAGAGAAAATAGCAGAATTAACTAACGCAATTAAGCCTTCGGCTAAAAAAGTGGAAGAGTTAAAAAATGAACAAGAATTACTCAATTTCGCTGAGGAAAAAGCAGCGAAAAAGAAAGTCAAGAAAGCTCTTAAAGCCTCTAAAGGGAAAGAGGATGAAGAATTTCTTAAAAATTGTTCTGGTTTAGAAAAAAAAGCTTACAAGAAAAAACTTAAAAAGATGGCAAAAAAAGAAGCATTAAAAGCATCTTTGCAAAATTCATTGGTTGTAGAAAATGCACAAAAAAAAGCCTTTGAGGAATTAAGTAATTCTGCTAAAACTGGTGTATATAAAGAGCCAGAGACTAAGAATGATTATACAAGTATCGACCATCAGGTCAATCTTGCGAAACAGTACAAAATATAGTATAATTAAATAAAAAGGAGATATAAATATGGCTGGATTATTTGATATGAATGTCCAAAAGATACAAAAAACAAAAGGAGAAATTGCTTTTTCAAGATTGTTTGATGGTGGTTTCGCTTGCACTATTGACCCTTCTTTAAGTAGCAGTACACCTTTGTTGCCAGCACAGGCTGTTGTACTGGTTAACCAGTCTGGGGGTACGGCAGACTCACCATTTATTGTAACACCTGCCGGAGCTGGTGATGATATTCTTGGATTTGCTATTAATAACTTAAGATATCAGGGTGGATATGCTTCACAGCAAATTGATATAGCTATTGCAGGAATGGTTATGATAATGGAAGCATCAGGGGCTTTAGACGCTGGTATTAGAGTAGGTATTAACTCTAGTGTGCAGATAGTTGATGCAACAAGTGGGGTTCATGGAACTCTTAACCAAATTGGCATATTGCTAGATCAGGCTGTTAGCGAAGGAGATCTGGTAAGAGTTATGATTTTAGTTCCTAGTTTGACTGTTATTTAATAAAAGGAGATATATGAAATGTCTATAGGATTTAAGCCAAGTGCAAATTATTTTGTGCAATTAGGTAATATAAGAGACAGACGTGGAAATATTGTAGTCAATAATAAACGTCAGGAAGATGGCAGACTTAAAGGTTTGCCCCAAACACTTGTAAATGCAATGTATGACGAAGTCTATGGAGCTGGAGAATTAAAAAACGATGTTGGTGGCTATCAAGTTCCTATTGACACATTGACTCAAATTTGCAGAGAAGTATCGATGCAGACATTCTACAAAGTGCCTATTTCTGATTATGTCCCAGTGCAGCTTGGACAAGGTGCTTTCTCACAGTCTTTATTAACCTTTAAAACTGGTTCTACTGCTTCTCAATTTAAACAAGCTATATTTTTATCTGGTACGAATTCGACACCACCTTTGGCTAACACCCAGATCCAGGCAGATGTGTTGCCTATTATCAATTATGGTATAGGATTAACTTATAATATATTTGATTTAGAACAAACTTCGAGGATGAGTGTTATCGATTTAATTTCCGCTAAGGAAGAAGCTAGAAAACTTGATGTGGATCAAGGTATTCAACAAGGAGCTTTTGTTGGATATAACGAACTTGGAGCTTCATTCCGTGGGCTAGTAAACCAGGATATGACACAACCATTTCACGTTCCAGTGGATGCTGGTACAACATTGCCAGTAGCTATAGGCTCGATGAATGAGACCCAAATTAATACATTAGTTGGAAGTTGGGTATATACTTACTGGAAAAACACAAACTTCACAAGATATCCTGATAAACTTATTATGCCTTCAAGCGATTTCTTTAAATTGAGCGAATACATAACTCCTGCATTCCCTCTTGAAAATAGCAGCAGAATGACTATTCTGGAAAATGCTTTCAAAAAACAAACAGCTAACGCTAATTTTAAAATACTTCACAGTATTTATAATCAAGCGGATCAAGCTTCTGTTTATAATTCAGGCTTACTTAAAGATAGATATATTTTGACAGTTGACGATGTTCGTTCTATTAAAATGCTTATTCCTGTCCCTTATACAACGACTTTATTTAATACAGTTAATGGTTATACTTGGGAAAATTATGCTTTTGGGCAAATCTCTACAGTCCAGTTGCTTAAACCGAGAGAAACACAATATTACGATTTGGCTTAATTGAGTCTAAACAAAATAAATATTAATAATTGTAAAGCTTTCTACACAGAAAGCTTTACTTTTTTATTGAGTTATGTTATATTAATTAAGAACTTACCCACAATGAATACGTCAATAAACCTCTGTAAATAAAGAGGTTTATTTTTTGATTAATTATGCTATAATGGAATAAAAAGAGGATTTTATGGTTGATGTGTTAGCAGGTATAACTATAGATGATTTTAAATCTTATTTTGCTAGAGATTTTTCTTATGGAACAACTCCTGGCACTATTTGGGATACTGATATCACTAAAGCTTTAACTGAATCAAGATTATCTATTAGGCGTAGTACTATCTTAGGAAAATTATTAGTCATAGCTTTTTATTATTTGACTGCTCATATTCTAGTTATGAATTACCGGATGAGTTTTGCTGGAGTCCAGGACATAGGACAACAAATGGTAATAGGCAATAATGTAACTGGAATATCAGAAGATTATGTTATTCCTGATAAGTATAAAAATAATGGTGTTATCAATTATTATGCTAAAAGCGGGTATGGGCTAAAATATTTATCATATATATTGCCGAATCTTATTGGGAATGTCGGTGTAATTTCTGGCATGCCAGGAAATGTTAATCAGGGCATAAGCCCGTATGGTTTTATATAGAGGCGCATAATGGCAAGTAGTTCTTTTAACATTAATGATACGTTTAATATAGATAATTTATTTGAAAATATTAAATTATCTAAGTCTTGGCATTGTAAAATTGGAATATTATCAGGAAGTAATAATAGCAGAACTGATGGTAAAACCAATGCAGAAGTTGGAAATTATGCTGAAAAAATGGAGATGGGGGACAGAAGTGGGAAAGTCCCAAGACGTTCTTTTTTAGTAGATCCATTGACTATATGGGGAAGGGAATCTATAGAAATATTTTTAAAACAAAATGCAGCTAATATAATGCAAGGGCTATTAGAAGAAAAAGGAATTAAAAAATTATTGAATAAATTAGGATTTTATGCTAAAAAAGTTATTAATGATGCTTTTGAAAGTAGTGGATTTGGCAATTGGCAACCATTAGCTAAAAGCACTATTAAGAAAAAAGGCAATGATAAAATATTGGTTGATACAGAACAGCTTAAAAACGCAATAGAATTCAGGGTAGAAAAATGACAAGTAATGTTGAATGTAGAATATTAAATAATGGCGATAGAATCTTTTTTGTTGAAGATTATAACTTTTTTATAGATGTACCAGATATTGAATGTCTTACAAATGTGCAATTATTGAAATATGGTAGATTTTTTAAAATTATGGGAGTTCTTGACAGAAGTTATTTATTACCTCAATTAGGTTTTGCATTACAAAGATATATTAAACCTATTATGTTATTCAAGATCTCTACAGACATAATAGAATATGAAGTTAAGAAAACTTATAGTAAAATGGAATATAGAGGACTTGTAGCACCATTAGGGGCTAGAACTCTTAAAGTGAGAGCAGAAGAGCAAAGAGCTTTCCAAAAAATGAGCATTATCACGTTTAGTTTAAATGGCAATATGGAATATCAACTTGTAGAAGATTACATAAAGGATGATGAATAATGAGTAATGATATTCTTTCTGAAAAACTATTAGCAAATGTAATCCAACAAGAAATGAATTTGAGAAATGATCAGGTTTATATATATAATCAGGATTTTAAAATTCCTAATATTTCTGATATATTTATAGTAATAGAATATATTGGAGATAATCCCATTTGTAACAATAATTGGATTAAAGAAACTGATACAGGATTTGATGAATTTCAACAATGTACAGTATTAGAAAAATATATGGTTGATATATACAGTAGGAATAATGAAGCTAGATTGAGGAAACAGGAAGTCGTTATGGCTTTAAGAAGTATTTATAGCGAACAGATACAGGAAGGGGCTTGTTGTAAAATTTTTCCTGTATTTCAATCTTTTCGTAACGTGAGTAGAGCGGAAGGAGATGCTATGCTTACACGTTATGCTATTGATGTTTATATGCAAAGACAATATGTTAAAACAATTTCGCATACTGATTACCTGGAAGGTTCAGGAATTGATGTATATGATGCTAAACATTTAGAAGAAGGTGTTCCGTTGATACATCTTGATATAAATGGAGTATAATGTTATAATGAAAATAAAAGGAGTTTTTAGATGTCTAACAATATTCTCCCTATAACAAATATTATTGATGTATCGATAGTTCCAGTTGGAGCTAGTGGGATACCTTTAAATCCCAACAATATTGTATTATTTACAACAGATACTGCTTCCAATAGTGAAGTTTTTGGCAATTATATTAATTCTTCACAGGTAGGAGTTAATTATGGAACATCAAGTGCCACTTATAAGATGGCGGTTAATATATTCTCTCAAGACTTGAATCCTCTTTCTGCTGGTGGTCAATTAATTATCGTTCCATTGTTAACTAGTGAAACACTTGTTGAAGCTATTGCTAGAACTTCTAATTTGATTTCTTATACAGGGATGCTTGATACATTAGGAGAATTAGCTGATGATGTAGTTTCAGCAACTGCTGCTGTTTGTCAATCTAATTTTATTTTATGGGTACATCCGATTATTAATTTTGCAGATATTGCAGGAATTGCAACGACCGTTAGTGCTGCATCTCAAACATATACAAGATTGGTTTATTATAATTCTGATATATTGACTGCACAATTATATGCTGCTGCTTATGCAGGCAGATTGTTCAGTACTGATTTTACTGGCAGTAATACAGCGTCAACAATGAATTTGAAGTCATTAACTAATGTAGTACCAGATGGTAGCATTACCCAAACAATTTACGAAGCTGCTAATATTGCTGGTTGTGATTTATATGTATCTTATCAAGGCGTTCCTGGGGTTTATACAACAACGGGCAATAGCCATGTTAATGATATTTATAACTCCTTAGCCCTAAGATTATATTTACTTATGGCTGGATTTAATTATCTTAAGGCAACATCTACTAAAGTCCCACAAACCCAAGATGGTTTTAATGGATTACTTAATGCTTATACTACGGTATATCTTCAATTTGTAGCCAATGGGACTATAGGAGTTGGCTTACAATGGGGAAGTCTTGATACATTTGGAGATCCTGTAGCTTTAAGAAGAAATATAACCCAACAAGGATTTTATCAATATGCACCACCTATCGCTAATATGACGCAAGCACAAAGAATAGCTAAAAAATCTCCATTAATTCAAGCTGCTGTGCAATTCTCCGGTGATATTGATTCTTCAACTATAATCAGTTTTATTGAGTATTAATAAGGAGAAAATATAATGTCAATAGGAATAAATAGTTATACTGGAAATGATACTATTCTTTTAATGGGACTTCCATTAAGCAATTTTGGCACTGGTAAAATACTTGAGATAACATGGGACAATACACTTGTTACCCAAAAAGTTGGTAAAAATGGTAATTCCGTTAGTGTTTATACACCTGGTGGAAATCAGGCTAAAGCAACTCTTAAGGTAATGAGAGCTAGTTTTGATGATATTATGATTGATACTCTTTTAAAGCAAATGAAAGCAAATTTCCCTATTTTTGCTCCTATTAATTTAGTTGCAAATAAAAATTTTGGCTTTAGTTCAGGATTTAATTTAGGCAGTATTGGCACTAGCACTCCTGTCAATACTCCTGTAATCGATACAATGAATTTATACGGCGGAGTCTTTTCTAAAAATCCTGCTGTAATAACAGATATAGATGGAGATGTTGAACAATCTTATATGGCTTATGAAATGTTATTCCCTAACTTTACGAGGATTCAATCATGACGGAATATACTACCAAAGCAGGAAAAGAAATTAAAATAAATTATGCCGGATTTCAAGATGCTATGGAATTAAAGAATGCAATAGGTCTTGAATTACTTAAAGTTAATATTGATATAAGTGATTTGCTAAATAAAGAATTAGATTCTCAAAGTATTAATACTTTCAAAAATCTTATTTTGATAATAGATACTTCTAAACCGGTTAGAGAGGCTTTATTTAAATGCTTAAGTAGATGTCTTTATAATGGATTTAAAATAGATTATAATACATTTAATGATCAAGAGGCAGTTGCTGAATACTATAATATTATGATTAATTGTATAAAGAAACAACTACACCCTTTTTTTCAAAACCAATTATCAGAGTTGCTACCCCTATTGAACAAAGCAAAAGATATCCTAAAATCATTACCAGTAGTAGAGCAGAAGCCCATCTCTTAGCATTTAAATTGTCCAAGGCTGGATATGGGTTAGTAGAGGACATTTTTAATATGCCAGTTAATATTGTTTTAGATATATTAAGTTATGAAAGATTCTTAAATGATTATGAATTAGCTTATATTGAACTCAATAAACAGGAAGGAATGTAGTGGCTTTCTCACTTGGACAATTATTCGTAAAACTTGGTTTTGAAATTCCAAATCAGGATGTTACACGTGTAAATGATTTTGCTAATAAAGTAACTGCCGTGAGTGCCGCTTTTATAGCTGTAAGGCAATTTGCTGGGGATGCAGTAACTGGGATTAATGCAGTAATGCGTTCAGTAGAAGATGAATCAGCTACGTTACAAAGTTTTACTAAGCAAACTAATTATAATATAGATGCTTTAAATAAATGGCGTTATGCTTTAGTACAGGGAGATCCTACACAGACTTTTGAAAAATCTATAGGGGATATGCAGGGTTTTATTGAGAATTTACATAAAGCTCTTATTGGTGCTGGTGATGTTAGTGGTTTTATGTTATCTGGAATCCAAATATTAAATTCAAGTGGTACTGGTCTTAGAAGTGTTGATGATATCATGTATGATATAGCTAAACATATACATGATATACATATGTCTGCTCCTGATATTGTTGTCATGTTGCAAAAAATGCACTTACCTGGAAGTGCTTTGGCTGGATTACAATATATGGCAGACCATTTAGAAGAAGTCAGGAAGAATGCTCCATTAGAATTAATAGGAGCTAATGAAAGCGCAGAGATTAATAAAGTTAATGTAGCATGGGCTAACTTGAGCATGACTGCTAGTAAATTCTGGGCGGATGTATTAGAAGCTAATGCTCCTGCACTTGTTGATATTATGAATGATTTAATAGGAGTTATAAGAGATATTGACTGGGCGTTAAAGCCTATTGGAAAATTTTTACATGAACACAAAGGAGTTGCTAAAGAATTATTACTTACCTTTATGGCAATATCTACTACTATTACTACATTTTTAGGAATTAGTGGGTTTTTAGCAATATCGCAAAAAATACTTACTTTATGGACAAGTATAGCAGCAGCAACAGGAGCAGCAGCAACAGGAGCAGCAGCAACAGGAGCAGCAGCAACAGGAGCAGCAGCAACAGGAGCAGCAGCAACAGGAGCAGCAGCAACAGGAGCAGCAGCAACAGGAGCAGCAGCAACAGGAGCAGCA